CATTGCTAGCCTCAATGGCCGTAACGGTACGGCGGGAACCTTCTAATGGACAGTCAACAGCTTTTTGATTATGCCGTCACTGGTGGTGCGTTCCTTGCCGGGTGGATCGTGAACAACATCTACAAGGCGGTAAAGTCTTTGGAAGATGAGATGAAGGATTTTCCGCATACCTATGTAATGAAAGAAGATTACAAAACAGACATTGCTGAAGTTAAACAGATGTTGAACAAGATATTTGATCTATTAGGCCAAAAGGCAGATAAGTAATGGATTACGATTCCTTATCTTATGTCAAGTTTGGAGATAAGGACTCTTTAGGCGTATTTTTGTTTGAAAACGGCATACAGCATCAGAGATTTAGGGATACGTTCTTTACAAAAGGCATAAAAGTACCTGCATATCCCCTAATAGATGCTGATACAAGCAACCTGGATGACTGGTTATTGGCGCATCAAGACGAGCATCAGAGCTTTGCTAATCTGTTAGGATTAGATAATCCTTTCAATATGTTAGATGTAGACTGGAATGTTGAAGAAGATTTCTACGACTGGTTAGCCAGTCATTTGTATATACATGAGCAAATAGCACAGGCGTTGAATTTATCATGACCCCTCCCCAAGAAAATCAAAATGTTGCAGCGCGTCAAAAAGATCAAGAGATATTAGCTCAGGTCAAAAAACAGCGCAGTCCTGCGGAACGGGTAGATGTTGAGCAAATGGTTGCTAAGGTTGCTGAAGATTACAACATGGATGCCAACACGTTACAGATGGCGTTGGCGCAATTAGTACAGACTGATCCTAAATTTAGGATATTTAGATACAACAATACGTTCTTTTTTACTTATCGCACTCAGCCAGACACAATGGAAATCTTGGTTGAGAGCATGGATAAGCCAAGAGATTTTGTGGATGCAATCAAGCAAGCTGCACCTGCATTGAAAAAGATCGGTGTAAAGAAAGTGGTAGGAGACATTACGAATCCTACAGTGTTAAAGGCATATCAGATGGCAGGTATAAAGTACACGTTAAATCCAGGAAAGGGTGTAATTCCTGGTACTAACCTGCCTCAAAATACTATTGTGGTGGAGGCATAACATGGGCGGTGGAGGCGGTGGAGGCGGCAGTAAAAACCCAGTAAGCCAGGTTGTCAATGCGGTTACAAAAACGGTCAATACAATTACTAAGACTGTTGAAAATGTTGTGCATAACCCTTTGCCGGTAATTGAAACTGTTGCGCTTACATCTATTGGCGTTCCTGCACCTGTAGCTAGTGCTGCGGTATCGGCTGCAAACGGCGGTAATGTGCAACAGATTGCGACTGCTGCTGCTGCGGGATATGTGGGTGGACAGGCTTCCACTGCTGCTGGACAAGCTGCATCATCAGCCGGACTAGACCAATCTGTAGTGCAAGTGGCTGCATCTGCTGCGGGTGCAAGTGCTAAAGCGACTACATCTGCTTTGTTAAGCGGCCAATCATTAGGTCAAGCGTTATCCACAGGTGTGACTGCTGCTGCAACAAGTGCGGTTGCCTCTGCTGAAAGCCAAGCAGTACAAGCTGGAACACAGGCTGTAGCAGAACAATTACCAAGTGGTGCGAGCACGTTAGCGTCTGTCAAGGAAGCTGTACAACCCACAGTGCAAGCTATTCAAAGCGTATTGCCGGAAGTTACTCAACAGGATGTTAAACAAGCGGTGCAACCTGTAACTGACGTGGTGCGTACTGCTGGTCAAGCGATTGATCCTGCTGTGCAAGCGGTTAAACAAGCATTACCTACAGTAACAAAAGCTGATTTGCCTACTTTGCCATCGGCATCTGATTTACCCAAGCTGCCAACAATAGCAAAGGCAGATTTACCGCAAATACCGAGCAGTGTATTAAAAACAGGTCAAGCTGTAGGTGACACAATTCTCAAGGATGTAACGGGGGCGGCCGCTAAAGTAGCCGATCAAACATTTGGCAGTGATACATCTGGCCAATTATTTGCGCCCACAGCAGGTACATCTGGTTCAACATCAACACCTGCTCCAACTGGAACAGCGACACAGACAACGGCATCACCAGGTTCACAAGCATTAGCACAAGCATTGAACGTAGGTGATTTGAGCGGCCCTCTTTTTGACAAGACGGGTGGCACACCTAAGAATGTATGGAATCAAGCGTCACTTAGAGTGAAAGACGAAACAGGGAGTACATGATGGCTAAGACACTGATGAAGGCTTTACACACTGAGATGACTGCTGACTTGCCAGCGGTTGCTGCTTTACTGCAAAAGAAAGGCAGAGGCAAAGACACGATCCTAGCGCACATCACTCCTAAAGAAGCTGCCCTGTTAAAAACAAGGGGTGGTAGAGGTTCTAAAAACCCTGATACTGGTTTGATGGAATTTGAAGGTGCAGATGACACTATATCATTTGGCGAAGATTTTTTCGGTAGTCCAGAACAAACTGAAGCGGTTTACAATATTCCACAAACAGAAACTCCTGCATTTAGTGGTGGTTTTGCACCAAGTACAGGCGGTACTCAGTTTGCAGATCAAACGGCAGCAATGCAACCACCCGCATATTCTCCCACTTACACCCCACCTGCTGCGCCAACTCAAAGCACTATGGGTTCTTTAGCTAACATTCAAGGTGTTCCATTAGAACAAGGCGGTTTAGGCACACCAGGTTTAGGTGCAATTAGTGGACAAATGGGAACAGTAGGCACAAGTTATGTACCCCCTACACCTACTTATGGTGGCGGGGTTTTATCAGGTGGCGCACCAAAACCACCGGATGATGCAGGTCTGCTTTCACAACTTAATAAAGCATTAGGAACAAACCTTACTGCCGGTCAAGTATTTGGTGGAGGTGCATTAGGAGCGTTAGGTGTTTCTCAAGCACAAAACGCAGCGGCACAAGCACAACAAGCCAAACAAGAATTTATGAAACAAGCTGCACCGTATCAAAAACAAGGACAGGAAATGGCCGCTGCTGCTAAGGCAGGTCAATTGTCCACATCTTCTCAACAGGCTTATGAAGCGGCTAGAGCCAGAGCAGCACAGGCAGGTCAAGCTGCGGGTGGTGGCGTAGGTGTTGTTCAGAGTGAAGTTGCGTTAGAAGGCTTGCGTCAACAATTGTTAGCTGGTGATTTGAATATAGCACTACAGATACAAGCAATTGGTGACAAGATTGCTCAGGGTGCTATCTCTGCCGGTATTCAAGCTGATCAGTATGTTAATAACTTAACAAATACTTATGCAAACAATGTAGCAAGAGTATTGATGGGTGTGACACCTGGAACTACGGCTAACACTGCTACTACAGGAGTGCCCGCATAATGGCTGACGCACTCGGTATACAGATGGGTAAATTGCCTGTTTCTAACAAGGCATCTGTACCCGATTACGCAAGTCAAATTGGCGATATTAATGTACAGATGAAGCAGAACTTACCCAAGATAGAAGAAGGGTATAAGACTGCTGCCGAAGTAGAAGGTCTGCAAGAACAACGCAAACAAGTGTCTGAGACTGCGAAGTTAGCAGAAGAAGCCAGAGGTTTAGAGCAATATCGTAAAACCATAGCAAATTCAGATGTTTCTAAGCAGATTGATCAGGTTATTGAACAACGCAATAAGCCGTTTGTTCCTACTCAAGAGTCTTCTAAAGACCTGATGAATGTGTTTACCTTGACTACTTTGATTGGTTTTGCATTAGGTGGTATGGGTAAACAACACGCACAACAAGCTGTGTCTGCTATGAACGGAATGTTAGAAGGCCACACTAAAGGGCGTGAAGATTTATATAAACGTGAGAAAGACGTATTTGACGAGAACTCAAAAGCGTTAGATAGATTGGTTTCTACGTTGCAAGTTAAGAAACAAGAGATTCTTGAGTTAGCTAAAACGGATTATCAGGGTGCACAGATCAAAGCAGAGCAACTTGCTATAAAAGCGGGTGCGCCGTTACTTGCAGAAATAACCCGTAAGCAAGGTGTGGTCAAGGCGGCCGAGTATTTAGATAGTGTCAATAAACAGCTTGAGAAACAAAAAGAATCGTTGATGCGTTTGTATGACGCCGCAGAACGCCGTAAAGAAGCAGAACGCACACACGAAGAAACACGCCGTCATAACCTTGTAGAAGAAGGATTGCAAAGGCAACGTCAAGCAACCCAAGCCACAAGTAAGTTAGATGATTTTACGCAAATGCTTGAAGCCAATGGCGTGCATATAGCTGACAAACAAGCACGGGAAAAAGTGGCAAATGGTATTGGTTCTGCTGCCGAACTCAAGTCTTTGCAAAAAGACGTGCAGAACAACCCTGCTCTTGTTGGTCGACAAGGACAAATTGCTCAATTCACTCAACGATGGATTACGTCATTTAATATTGGTGGGCCAGAGCCTACAGCGAGTCAAGCAGATCAAGAGGCTTTACTCTTTGCTAAAAAGTATGCCTCTATGTTGACACGCTACGAATTAGCGTTGGCTGGTAGCGGGCGGTCTGGTTCAACCGTTGCGTTCCAAAAACGATATAACGATTTGCTATCTCAAAACCAGTTTGATGCGCCTTCTTTGGTTAAATTGTTTGACGATATGCAAGATGAAGTTAAAAAGTTGGCATTAGAAAAAAGCAAAAATCTTGTGCCTGAACTTGTTGATAAATATGCTAACGACATTAACAACAAATTAAACAAAACATCAACACCATCAGAAAAACCAGCAAATATTCCTGCTGACGCACGAAAAGCGGATGATGGACATTACTATGTTCCTGATCCAAACAGACCAGGAAAATATCTGAGGGTTGACTAATGCCTTTAACCCCTGTTGACCACGATCCTTTTGCAAAAACCGCACCCAAAGGCGTAGCGGTTGATTATGACCCGTTTGCTGCAAAACCAAAAGAAAAGTCGTTTGGTGAGAAAGCATTAGAATTTGTTGAACCATCAGTAGAGGCGTTAGGTACAGCAGGTGGCGCGTTTGTTGGTTCTGGTTTAGGCCCAATGGGTACTATAGGTGGTGGCGCACTTGGCTATGGTATGTCTAAAGAGGCCATGCAACTTGCAAAACAGGGTTTAGGTTATGCGCCACCAAGAACACCTACTCAAAAAATTGTAGAGCCAGTTAAGAATGTTTTAGAAGGTGCGGCCGGTGCAGCTATTCCTGTTGCTGGTGCAAAAGCGTTAGGCGCTGTACGTCAGATACCAGAGGTTGCTTCACGCCTTGTACCTGGTGCTACTGCTAAAGCGCAACAAGCTATATCTAATATTGGGAAAGCAACAGATGTAAGCACACTGGGAAGAAACATAGAAGATTTCTTGTCCAAACGTCTAGGTATGTCCAGATCGTTTCGTGGTGCTCAAGCTGAACGTGATTACGGTAAATTCTTCCAGCAAGGCGCAGGGAAAGAACCACAAATTGTGCAGGAATACCAAAATCACATAGCTAAAGTTATGGGTAAAGCTGGTGATTTAAGTCCTAATGAACAAAGATTGATTGCACAATCTAACGAGATTATTAGTTCTAACCCGTCAATTGTAGGTATTGAAAAAGAGATAAGGCGGTTAAAAGATATATCTCAACAGCCTAAAACTGTTACCGGCTATGACTCAATTGTTTCTAATCAAGCAGGTAAATTAGCTCAAGAACTAGAAAAAACCGTCAATCGTCTTGTGCCTAAAGCGGCTAAGGCACGAGAAGCATACGAACAAGCATCAAAACTTCCAAATCTGTATGAAAAAGTGTTTGGCAAAGGTGCTGCTGAAGAATTGGTAAAAGACCCTGCAAGTTTGCCAAAAAGATTGTTTAGTACTAAAGACTCGCTACAGACATTTCGTGATGTTGCCAAGAATGATCGTTTTGTTGAGCAAGCGGCTAGAGATCATGTAGCAAGCGAGTTAAAAGGCTTAAACGCAGAACAAGCAGCTAAATGGTATAGAGACAATAAGCTATGGTTAGAAGACTTACCAAAAATAAATGGTGAGGCAATGCAATATCTTAAGGATTTACAGGCAGTAAAAAGCACGCAAAAAACAGCAAAAAGAGCTTTAGGCGGTGCTGCATTACTTGGTGGAGCAAGCGCAGGTTATTCAAAACTCAGTAGTTTGCTTGGCCTGTGAGACGCATGAAATCGACAGGCCCGTATTACTGGGATGAAGTGCGGCAAGGTACACCGCAGAAAGTACCGTTATTGGGGATAGAGCATGGCAAAGAAAGACAAGGGAATCAACCCGGACTTGGAAGCGGCGATCAACGAATCATTGAAAATGGTGATGCAGGACGAAACAGCCTCGATCACCGAAAAGATGAAAGTAATTGATAGGGCGTTGAAACTAGAGTCAATAAGACTTAAAGTGTCAGATGACGAGTGGGGAAGCGGTTTCGCCACTGATGACGAGTAAGGGGATAGGATGGACTGGATAGCAATAGTCAGACTGGCTTTGTCAGTCGTGACGGAAAGGTTGTTGGCAATTCTAGCGTTAGGCTTAGTGTTTACGTTGGCTTGTTGGACAATGTACGATCCGAGATGGGAGCGAATGGGTACAATGGCTTTCTTCTCTATTTTCAGTTACTTACTAATGAATAGGAGTATGCCAAATGCAGTCGAGAAAACATCAACGTCCACACGACATGAATCAGCAGATAGCTAAGTCAGTACGTCCACAACTGCCTAGAGATGGCAGTGCAGGAATGGAAGCCTGGCAACCAGGTGAACTACCGAGAGGTGGTTATAGAACCGTGTTCTGCATGGATGACAAACCTTATCAAACCAAAATGTCTCCCACGAGTGGTGGTGGAAAGAAGGTGTACTAATGGCTATAGTTTCCTCATTCCAGGCTATGGGAAAGACGTATAAAGCAAACGTCACCATTACTAGCCAGATCATACAAATACAGGCAGATGGGCCATGTAATCAGTTGTTGGTGGCTAATCATCAACCAACGGGTTCTGGTGGACAGCCTGTTTACTTTCAAGTAACGGGTAACTCCTCGGCTACGGTAGCTGCACCTAGCAATGGTAGCCCACAGTACTGTTTGGTATCTGTGCCTGGCACTTCAAGAACTTACACCATACCAGGACAGTTTGGTACGTCCTCTAACGTATACATTGCGTTTATAGGTGAAAGCACATCTGAGTGTTATTTCACTCCAGGTGAAGGCCTATAGGTGGATACATTAGACCTAATTGCAAAGCTATGGCCTATGGTCTTAGGCTTTGTCACATTAGTCATAGTGTTAGCTAAGATGGATGTACGGATTGGCGTAGTAGAAGAAAAGATTAAGACGTTGTTTGAACTGTGGAACAAAAAGTGAACCACGAAACTATTCTGATCTGGCTACTGGTGTATGTAGTAGCTATTTCGGGAACAGTAGGTGCAGTGTGTAATTTTGATGCTATACCGTGTCAACAGACGGGTGATACGACACAGTGGACATTGCAGCTAATTGCAGTGATTGTGTCATTACTAGCAGGGAGGAAAGATGGCTGATTGGCTAGATACTTTAGAGAAGTTAGCACCCACTGTTGCGTCAGCCCTTGGTAGTCCTGTAGCTGGTATGGCTGTCGGTGCTCTTGAGTCTGCCTTGGGTATGTCTGGTGATGACGTACAAAAGACGATTGAGACAGGTAAGCTAACTGGTGAGCAAGTAGCGGCCATTCAGCAAGCTGAACTTGCTATCAAGGCCAAGGCACAAGAACTAGGTCTGGACTTTGCCAAGCTAGGCAATGAAGACAGAGCCAGTGCTAGGCAAATGCAAACCACTGTCAAAAGCTGGATACCTTCTTTTCTCGCAATTATTGTCACAGTGGGATTCTTCGGAATACTGGTAGGCTTGATGACAGGAAAGATTGAACAAGCTGCTGAAGTCGATATTATGTTAGGTAGTTTGGGAACGGCCTGGACTGGAATCATTGCGTTTTATTTTGGCTCTAGTGCTTCTAGTCAGGCTAAAGATCACATGATTCATAACAGCACACCAATAGACAAATGAACTTAACTCCGCACTTTACTCTTGAAGAACTTACGATTACTGAGCACAGGGAGTTGGATAACACCCCCAGTCCAGACACCATTGTAAACTTGACCAGGCTTGCCGAGTTTCTTGAGCGTGTAAAAGTATTGCTGGGCAACAAACCGATCATGGTAAATTCCGCGTATCGCTCCCCAGCAGTAAACGAAGCAGTAGGTTCTAAAGGCACTAGTCAACACATCCTCGGCTGCGCTGCTGACATACGCGTACCTGGCATGACGCCTGACGAGGTTTGCAAAGCTGTCATTGCCAGTGACTTGCCCTTTGATCAGGTCATCCGTGAATTCGACAGATGGACTCATATATCAGTACCTTCCCGTGAGTCTGAATTACCACGAAACCAAGCCTTAATCATTGACCGTTTAGGAACTCGTAAATATGAGTGATACGAACCTTTCAGTCGGACGTGGCGAGAAACTCTCCGTATCCAAAGGGGGAGGATTAACCGCAAAAGGCAGACGTAAATATAACAAAGCCACAGGGTCGAACCTAAAAGCACCACAAAAATCAGGGCCGAGACATAGATCATTTTGTGCTCGATCTCGTAATTGGAAGGGGGAGCGAGGACGGGCCGCGCGTAGACGATGGGGGTGTAGATGAAAGACGGACTGTATGCCAATATCCACCGCAAGAGACAGCGAATAAAACGTGGTTCTGGTGAGCGCATGAGAAAGCCTGGAAGTAAAGGTGCTCCAACTGCTGAAGCATTTCGTAAGTCCAAGCGTACCGCAAAACGGTAAAAAAAACCCCTGGTTTGTTCACAGGGGCTAACGCACTTGCGGTGCGCGAGGTAGGAAACACATCAGGCCTCATTCTCTACTACTTTGGTCATAGTGACAACTAGGTGTGGGCCAAAGTAATCCATTGCTTTGATTGAAAACTTTCCCTTAAAACCATAGTTCTTAGCCCAAGTTTTCTGGTCATCAAAGTATTCCGCAAAGGTATCCGGCGTTACGATGTTGACGTGTGTAGGGTCTTGGAAGGCCGCTGCATGAGGGAAAGCAGGGGTAGATGACATAAACGTACCGCCTAGCTTCATCACTCGCCATATCTCACTCATCAGCATGACAAAAGGATAGAGACGCACCACACCGTTCTTTTTGGGATCGGTGATATATAACTGTCTTGGGATGTGTTCCAAGAAGTCATAGGCCGTCACATACTCAAATGAGTTGTCCTCAAAGGGTAAGGGTTGAATAGCCAGGTCTGCTACCTTGATCAACGGGTTGCCATAGTCTTGCAGGTCAACACCGTATACAAGGTCAGCAGCAAAAGGATTACGTGGATTAGGGCCGCAGCCTAAGTCGAGAGCGTTCATCATGGTGCGGGAATCAACTGCCCTTCAAAGCAGTATGTACCTACGTGAGCCAGAGAAACCCAAGGAGCAGCCCAAACAGAGATGCCATTCTTTCTAGCTAGTTTGCAGAAATAGTAATCCTCTGAGAGTAGTACGCCCGTTTCGTCATCAATAGCTGTGGTGAAGTATTCATAGATACGTTCAGCCTGTAGGCTATTAGCCAGGTCAGTGACGTTATTGGTGTAGAAGCCTACCTTGTCCTTTAGCTTCTCAAACACTTCACGCTTGATCAACATAAAGCCTGTACCACCGTTATAAATCTCAATAGGCTCGTTTACAGGCACGGTAACGGAACCAGAGTAGTTATAAAGGTTGACCACAAAAGAACCTGTATGCCACTTCAATTCCTCTTTAGGCACACCATTGTCCATCGCCATCTTGACGGTATCCCAGTTGATCTCTTTCTTGGGATAGATACCGCAGATAATATCTTTGTCAGCCTCTAGCATCTTAAAGAAGTGATCAGGATGGAAGCGTATATCTGAGTCGATAAAGAGTAGGTGAGTGGCTTCAGAGCCTAGGAAACCGTGAGCCATGCCATTACGCGCACGGGTTATCAATGACTCGTTAAACATGAAGGAAAAGGTAATGTTGATCTTCCTTTCATGGCATTGCTTTTGTAACAACATGATGGACTGGGTATAGAAACCAGTACACATACCGCCATACATAGGGGTTGCAACAAAGATGTGTGGTTGTACTTTTCCTTCAGACATAATTTTTCCTTATGGTTAGTGTTAGTGGGGCTGCCTGTAACGTCTGCCCCTTAACGTCCTAATCGGTTGCATGGGAGCACTCATACAACTCTGGTACAGGTTCCAGGGGTTGTTACTTGATTTCATTACCTAAAAGCGTTAGGAAGTCTTTCCATTTCATAATTGCCAGTGATTCCTTTCTATCAGCACGGCACACCACTATGGGTGTCTGTCCTTCTTTGCAAGCAGCTTGAGCCTGGTCTACCCAGTCATAAACAGCAATACCAGCACGCCGCTTACACTCGATAACATACCTACCCAAAATAATATCTGCGCCGCCTTCCCGTGTCTGATCGAGGTTTCGAGCACAGTCCACACCGAGATAGTCAGCCAGATCGTGAACAATATCCCTTTCATACGTTGCTCCCTTGGTGCGCTGTGCTTTACCCATTAGAACGGTACATCACTGTCATAGGGCTTAGGCGTGACTTCTTTAGGATAAGACTGTTGGTTCTTATCCTTCCAGGAATCATCCTCAATCTTTAGTAAGACATATTCTTGCTGATTACGGGTCAACTTCTTGAACAAGGCAAACTTAAGTTTCTGTCCTTGATAGTTCATCTCGCCTTTCCAGTCAGGTTGATTCTCACTGGTCTTTTTATTGGGCCACATAAAGCTAGTGCCATCTGCTACTTCAAAATCTGCCATGTTGTTTCTCCTGTATTAAGTGATACTTAGCAAAGGTCTTACCACCCTTGGTAACGGGTTCTGTATGGATGGTATGCCCTAACTCTCTTAAGTCATTGATTCGTGCTGCAAGTCTGGTAGTACCAACTAACTCTAAGGCTTGTAACTGAGTCAATGGCCCTTTCTTAAGCAATGACAATATCTGTTCATTCTGAGTTAATCCGTGAACTCGTCCACTGTCATCAACGGGCCTAGTGGCTTTGGGTCTGTAATCGCTCCTAATGCGTTTCCAGTGGCTTGTGCTATCACTGCCATCTGTATTGCACTAAGTCGGCTCATACACCCCTTATTGGCCGTTTTAAGGGCGCGTACCTTCTCTGCCTTTTCCTGGTCGGATAGCTTGGAAGACTTGCCAATCTTTTCTACCATTTCGTTGTAGGCATATATCCAGTCTTCAGCATTGGTGTGTGAGGAATAGACTGTGCCATCGGGTAAGGATAAGTCAGCCCAAACAGGTAACTCACCTACGTCTGATATATCACCCTCATCAGGTTGTACGATGACGTTGTGGGGTAGTTCTACTGCTTGTGGTGTGACGTCTTTCATCTTGACTGGCTTATCATCAAAGTCAGCCACTTCCTCTGGAGTGTAAGTACCGATCACACAGCCTGGATAGACTGACCTGATGCCTTCGGAGACAACACGAGCACGCAGCATAGCGCGAGGATACTTTGACCATCCAGAACCAGGCTTATTCAGTCCTGCCTTTGTAGCCTGTTCAATGCTCCAGGACAACTTAAGCGTACCGCCATTAGGATGGGTGAAGATACCTGTAACGATCTGATCGGTATAGTCAGTCCAGTCCACCTTTCCTCCTGCCTGTTGGAATCTGGCCAACATAGCGTCTGCCTTAAGAGCGGGTCTGCCTTGAATGATGTGATAGTCACGGGCTGCTGTGGCAGGGTGTAGGCCTTCAGCTTGGGCTACTAACATCAAAGCCAGAACTTCATTGACATTCTTCATGCCAAACAATCCTGACTTAGCAATACTGTCAGCCATCAAGGTCATGTCTTGAAACGGAACTAAGTTATTCATCTTTCTGCTCCCTTTGTTTAAGCATAGCGTCAGCAATCTTATAGGCGTTGATTGCCATGACGGGTAAGGTTTTGTACTTGGTTACACAACCTATAAGGGCTTGGGCTGCAAAGTAATCTCTTAGCTCCATGCCCTGTTCTTCTATGAATAGGCCAGATGTAGCGTGTTTATAGGTGTGAGGGAAGGCTTTCATAGTTCTTTCACCAAAGTTCTGTAATTAGCGCATTTGAATACTTGTATGCCATCTGCACTGCAATGCGTTGTGTAATTTCCTGTGCCAAACAATCTGTGTGCGTGACTGCATAAAGCACTATGTAAGTGATCTCTTTGAAAACGATCATAAGGAACGCAAATCACTTGACCTTCCTCCATTTCTGTTAAATAAGGTGTGATGTAGTCTTTAAGTGCGCCTCTTGCATAAAGTCTTTCACGCTTAGGTTTGATTTCTAAAATCTCTAATTCACCAAACTTTTCTCCTGCATATTCAATAAAATACCTAGCGTTAAGTTTGTCCAAGATCATAATTGCTTGGTTTAATGCTTTTCTTTGTAATTCGAGCATTTTGTCACCTCACTTAACTAAGAATCGTCTTGAGCCTGGTTGTTCAAAGCAGAACTTCTCATACATCTCTGGCATGGCTTGTTGGAATAGCTTGGGATCGAAACGCTTAGAACCTTTGCTTGCTTTCCAAGTGGCTAAGATGTTGCCGTCCATCGTCACTAGCTCACCAGATGATCTCATGCGGTTCTGTAGGGCTACAGTCATTGCTTCCTCTGCTTCCTCTAGCTCTTTGATACGCTGCTTGGTTAGCTTTAACTGGGCTGCAATCTGCTCTGCTTCTCTGTCAGCCCATGCAACACCGTTAGTCTGCTGTGCATAGACTAGCTTGCACTCTTGAACTGTTTGAGGATCAGGGGTTGTTCCTGCGACTACATGCCCCCAAAAGACTGCCATCTGCTTGGTCAATTCCTCTTTCATTTCATCGGTGACAGTCATCTCATAGTGTCTGAAGTATTGACCACCAAACAATACGCACAAGTGGGCTTCAGATGCGTTTAGGCAGATAGCTTCCTGTATCAATTGTCCTCGGTCTGCGTCAGGCAGGATCAAGGGATCATCAGAGAACTTATTCATCCTGTTGAGATTGTAATTCTTGATCTCATAAGGGATGTAGCCGCCCTTGATCTCTTTCACATAGTCAAAGTGTGACTGCATCCAAGGCTCACTTGGGTGAACTCCTGTCCAGTCTGCTTTGGCTAAGGGATAACCTAGCTTGTCCTCAGCAATACGGGCTATAAAAGGTTCCATCATATGCCCTGCCTGTACGACTTCTACTTGGCTTAGGTCTTCCCTTTCAGCTTTACCTTGTTTCTGAAGAATAACCGTGACAGCCTTACCATCCAATGCCATGCGGGTATCGCTACTAAACCATGCTTTATTCCGTACCGCGTCATCGAAATCCTCTCTTGCGTTTGCCATTAGATGTGCTCCATTAGAAATGAAATTACTTTCCACAAGGTATCGTTACTCTTGGTTAAGAACTCGATCTGATCTTGTGCTTGTTGGAATTGTTCGTTTAACTGTTTCCAGTCTTTCATAGAAGGTTCAGCCATTAGAAGGGTGCTCCATCGTGGTCATCGCGCTCTTGATCTCTTGGGTCATGCTTGGGTTCAAAGAACACAGCGTGTTGTGTGCAAGGCCCATGCTTACGCACAATGTCACAGAACTTGTAATCTCTTTCACCAGTGATGAAATTGACCTCGAACTCATGCCCACATCTGGACATCATTACGTCATTAGAGTGTTTAGGGGGGATGATATGAATACAATCTACACAGGCGTGTATTGTCATGGTGTGCTCCATTTAGGTTGTTTAGGAAAGGTTACTGCAAGAACAATGTTAATTAGGTTAATAGTGTTAGTCAAGGGGTTTGCAAAATATATTTAAGTGTGTTAGGGTTCGCTTGTCTGATCTGGCAGTCAGGCACATAACGGAGAGAACCCCAAGGAATTTAGATAGGGGCTTGTGTGGTTATATTCACGTTCTCCGTTTCGTGCGTATACCTGCCCTGCCAAGGCCTAGCCTCTATCTAAGTATCTTGGGGTTTTTCTTTTGGTGATCAGACCGCACTCCGAGCGTATTAAGGGCCGAGATGTGGCTGCGCGGAAGGAAAGCATACAACGTGGAATCGTTGCGCTGGCTGAAACGTCACGGCGGGGGGCTTAGGGAAATGACCAGACCTAAGCATGGTGACGATCCCGAAAGGGGCAGGAGTTTCCTCTCTTATCTCTCAATCTTGCTTGGGGGGTAGGGGGGGCTTTAGCAGGAATTAGGTCAGATATACAGTCTAAACTGATATAAATAATAAAATAATATATATAAGACCTATGCTTATCACAAACAATAAACCTTGTACTATCATGCTAGGGATTGATGGTTGAGTGATACCTAGTCTTTCCTCTCTAGTGAATATATCTCTCATGCTGTTACCTCTCCCATAATCTGTTGTATGGCCTTGTCTAGTTGTTCCCTAGTTAGTATCTGGCCCGTATAAGCACCACTTCCAAACTTATTTCCTACGCTAAACTTGCCGTCTCTGCGGATACACTTGATCGTTAAAACATGGCCTGAATAACGCCCATCCGCTTCTCTAGTAAAATCGCCGAATTGTTGTCCAATATAGTAATTCATGCTGTCATCTCCTCAACTTGAACAATACGGTACTCTGAAGCGTGATATCGGGTATCAATATTGCCAATTTGATACTCGTAATCTGATTCTAATAAGTATTCTGCTAGGGCTTGTTGTGCTTCATCATGGCTATTGAATAGCGTTGGGTATTCATTACCTTGATCATCGTAAGTAGTCCAACAATTAACCCAGTCATCACATAGTGTGAAGTGTTGTATCTCATATTTCATGATGTAATATTCTCAGCAATGTGTTCAGCAATTTCATGCCAATTAACATCGGAAAGAAAGGCCATAGCATACGAACCCGCTAAACTGGATGGATTACATTCACCATACTCAAAAATAACTTGTTCTGCATAGTCTTTAAGACTATCGGATAAGGCTTGTATATCTTCTAAATCTAATTTTGAGAAATAATCCGATGGATCAAAACCATCAAATATCTCAAGATTGATTCGCCAAGTAGCGTAGTTTGTCCAACCGTTGTAAGTAGAGTTATTCATGCTGCAACCTCCTCATTTTTATAACAATCAGATGCCTCAACGTATAATTCACAATCCTTGAAATCATCAATTGTGACTAAACCTTCTGCTAGTTCTCTGGCTTCAGATGGATCGTCAGCTTCAACGTGAACAATAATAGACATGATGGCAGAAACCTCAACGGCGTATTTCATAATTAAACCCTCTTGATTAGGAATTGCACCTGATCGGCAGGTGCTACCGTGTAATTTCTTACGCAGCAACCTCGTCAATGTATTCACCACCAGTAATCTGGTGAGCAAACCATTCAGCGGCAAACCAAACCATGTTGTTAGCAAAAGACTGATAATGATTAAGATCGTCTGTTACAACGTGCAGGGGTTGTTCTCCTGTTGCGTCCATGTATTCATTAATTGCTTCATGAATGGCATGAGCAAACTTTGAGTAAAGAGATTCTGTTTCAGTGTAGTAAATCATGCCTGATACGCCACCAGAACAACCATGATTGGCTATATCTGCAAGAGTGTTATGACTGTAGTTATCTAGTAAATACTGTTTGAATTCGTTCATGGTAATAACCTCATAGATTAGGAAAGGGGAGAACCGCTCCTTTGCGGTTTTACTTACTTAATTATTTTCTGGTACACCATAAGCTGATTCAATAGCGCGGCCTGAATGAGCGCAGATTAGCGGTTCACCTTCCCAATATATAAATGTGCCTAGAGCTTGCCAACCATCCTGATCTTTATGCTTGGTCGATCTCAATATTTGACGATAGTTTTCCTTTGCGCTTTGCCAGTCTAATACCTCGCCATCATTCATAAGCAAGGCAAGTGGATAACATCCCACTTCAGCAAAACCGTGATTGCGAATAAAGTATTTAAGCTCTTGGATTGCTTTCATGCTTGCACCTCGTCACCATACTGGACGAAAGCACATACACAAGCGCCTTGTGCGTTGTAACGTGCTAAGTCTCCGCAGTCATATTCCTTACGGAAAGCATAACCCATCATTCTGGATACTTTGCTAATAGCACCTCTGAAGCTCTTAGCGGTTACAGTAAAGCGGCGTACCCAAGCATAGTTAGCCTCGCCGCCAAATGTATCAGTTACTTCTACAATAAATGTATTCATGGTGTGTGCTCCTGTTTGTAGACCGCTAGGATTGCAGTCAGTGAAGATAGAATACATAGTTTACTAAGTTAATGCAAGAAATAATATATAAATAATCTAAAATATTTATATAAATATATATATTAGATTATTGGTGATATATCTATCTAATAGTAGATTAGGATTAGGGGTTCTCAGATGGGGCATAAGGTCGAGAGAATACCTACTCTATCCGCTCTAACGATCGTTGATTCTAGGCCCCTTCTCGGCCGTTTGGGACGGGTTCTGAGTGCATAGAGACGATGCCTAGGATGCATGGTCGATTGATTGGGGCAGGCCCCCCTAGTGAGCGTGACCCCCAACTGGCTATCCCCCATAAAATTTTTACTATTTTCCGTAGTGTGTTATGTTGTGGATTATGGTGAAGGAGGGAACATGGAAATAGAGAAGGACATACCAATACCTAGGGTAAACAGTTACCCGTATGCGGAGTTAGAGGTAGGTGATAGTTTCTTGATTGAGGACAAGAGTATTCATAATGTTTGTAATATGAATACGAGAGCGAGTAAGAAGTTTGGCTATACACTGGTAGCCCGGAAGGTTGAGGGTGGGATCAGGGTATGGAGGACAGCCTAAAAGAGTCTAGGCGTAGATATGCGGCAGAGATGAATAGGGCGATACGTTGCAGGACTAAGGTACAGAAGCTACAGCTTGTACAAGACTGGAAAGCTAAGTATGACCCTATCATGGTTAAGGAACTGATTGGCTGTGCTAAGGATAAACAGGTGATGGCTGCTATATCGAATTGGGATGTAGACAACTGGGGTAAGAAATGAAGTTCAATTTGCAACAGTTCTACAATTTTTGTTCACAGCTAAAGATTGAGACTAAGGAGAAAGGTCTCAGAAAGATGGATAGGTTGCTCGGTACGCAGACCTATGTCATGGATGAGATCGCCAAAGGACTAGAACAAGATATCCACTTCTTTGTCATCCTCAAAGGTAGACAGTTAGGAATCACCACTATCTCCCTAGCATTAGATTTGTATTGGCACTTTACTCACAATGGTTTGGGTGGTACGTTGGTCACTGACAGTGAGGAGAACCGGGATATGTTTAGGGGTACGCTGGGTGCGTACATGGATGGCTTGCCTAAAGAGTTTAAGATTCCCCAGCTTGCTCACAACAGAAATAGCTTATCTCTCAAGAACCGTAGTCGTATCTTTTACCAGGTTGCAGGTACTCGCGCTAAAGGCTCTCTAGGGCGTGGTAAGGGCATTACTTTCTTGCATGGTACTGAGACTTCTTCTTGGGGTGATGAAGAAGGCCTAGCCTCTTTGCTGGCCTCTCTCGCAGAGACTAATCCTGATCGGTTGTATATCTTTGAATCGACTGCTCGTGGCTTCAATATGTTTCATGACATGTACACCACTGCTAAACGCGCTAGAACGCAGAAAGCTATTTTCTGTGGTTGGTGGAGAAACGAGTTTTACTCTGCTGCACCTGACAGTGATGTGTATCGCGTCTATTGGGATGGCAAGCTCAATCCCGAAGAAAAGGAATGGACAAAAGAGATTAAGAAGTTATACGACTTTGAGATCACTTCCCGACAAATGGCTTGGTGGCGTTGGAAGCTGGCCGAAGGCATGAAGGATGACGCTCTGATGTATCAAGAGTTTCCTCCCACTGAAGACTATGCCTTTGTGATGACAGGTCTTTCCTTCTTCTCCAATGCGCGTTGTACAGACGCAATGAAGATTGCCAAGAAGATTAGCTATGACAGTTATCGTTATGTGATGGGGAGTTACTTCCATGATACCCAGGTGGTTAAGAGTACGGAGCGTTTGGCTACGCTTAAGGTTTGGGAGGAACCCGTTGAACAGGGTTATTACGTCATTGGTGCTGATCCTGCTTATGGTAGTAGTGATTGGGCAGACCGCTTCTGTATCCAAGTCTTCCGATGCTACTCAGATGGCATGGAACAGGTCGCGGAGTTTGCTACCTCAGAGATGAACACCTATCAGTTTGCTTGGGTGATCGCGCACCTTGCCGGTGCTTACAAGAACTCAACACTCAACCTTGAAGTGAACGGGCCTGGACAGGCTGTCATCAATGAACTTAAAAACCTTAAGCG